ACCATCAACTAAATCAGATGCAGTCATCTGATCAGCTTTTGGAATATCAATCTGCTTCTCACCTTTTCTCAAAGTAAACTTTTCAATTAGGTTTACAACAGGCATGTTGTGTTCCTCTGTATATCTCATTTGAGATATTACAGTTCTCTGTATCGATCCTAAGTTACCAGTAGTGGCAGTTTGTACTGTTGCCATATCTGTATCTCCTTAGATTAAAATTTCATTCCTAATTTTTTGCCAGCTTCCACAAATTGTTCCCATGAAACATTTGGGTCGCCGTCATTGTACCGATCAACAATACCTTCAGCGTCTGTTGGTGCTACGGCAGAGTCAGCATAGTTTGAGTCAAATTGCTGTGGTGGTGCAGTTGGTGCTTTTAACCTATTGTTATCCGCAATAACTTGCGCCATCTTATCTAAGGCTTCCGCATTTGTAATACCTAGAGCTTGTAAGTCATTAGCAGGAATATTATATTTATTCGCTACTTCACTTACTAAAGCTTTACCAGATAATTCTTCGTTTACCTTAGATTGTTCAGCTAACTGTTGCTGTGTGCTTTTCGCCGCCATATCTTTCAGATATAAATTTTTCATCATATCTGCCTGTTGCCTGCCATATGCATCGGCTTGGTTATCATCCATGCCGTATTGCGTTATAGCTTTCTGCTTTTCCTGTTCTTGGAAAATTGCAACTTCGTTCTCCAAACCAGACATTCTAGCTTGTTCTTCGGCTTTTTCCCTAGTTCCGCGCTCTTCTTGCAATTGTGAGGTAAGATCACTAATTTGTTTATCAGTCTTAGACTGATACTTAGCAAATTCCTCTGCACTAAAAGTTCGTTGTTCAGGCGATTGACCTTGAGTTTGGTCAGCCGCACCAGCTTCAGCTTGCTCACCCGCTCCCTCTTGAGGTTGGTTAGTAGATGTAATATCTTCTATACCTTCATCCTCTTTAGGAAGTTGATTTGCTGAATCTCCCGATGGGGTCTGTTCAGTTACCATCTCTTATTTCCTTTCATACGCAATATTTTGCGTTGTTATTATTTATTTGTCAATATATTGATTATCAGGAATCGCATCTCTTTGTTCTAACATATCTTGTAAACGTTCCTGTAAATATAATTTTGTTTCAAAATATTCTCTTGAATAACCAGACTCATATGCCATGTTTCTCCAGTCGTAATATTCTTGCAACCCTACTACATCACTTGGTTTAAGGTTATCTTCAACAAATGTTCTTTGGCTTTCTGTAAGCGAAGGCATTAATTCATTATCTCTAAATTCAATCCAATCTTCTATCATAAATATGCCAGATTCTTCTGATGTAAATCTTTTTTGCTGATCATAATAATTTGACATAGCTTTTGTATTTTCGTCTGACACTTCTGGTACATACTCACTCATAGCATTGTAAAGTTTAATTGCATCTTTTCCTGCATAATAATCCTGATCAACATTACGCAAAGCATCATTTAATAATTCTAACTTTCTATACTCTATGTCTGAACCACGATCTAATTGCGCTAACTCAAATGCTTGAGAACCAAACCTACCTAAATCGTTTACAAACTCATTAATTATACCTATTTGCAATCGTATTCTTTCGTTTTCACGTAATGCGTTAAACTCTGATATTGCAACACCTTTTTCTATTTCAGGTAATGCTTGTATTCTTTCAAGAGAGTTGTTTTCAAACTTACGTCTATTAAGTTCATCCCTAACTTGTGGATACTTATTTAATACTTCTTCTTTTTGTTTATTAGATAATAAATTCCAGTTAGTTTTAAAGCTTGTCATATAAGTGTCGCCTGTCATTACATAATCACGTTTGTAACTATCAACTGCAAATTGTTTTAAGTTTTCATTATTTATTGCACGCAAGTTAACAAAGAACTGACCAGTTTGACCCCCCATACCCAATCTTTTTTCTGATTGTGGTATATATTTTTGAGTTTTAGGATATTTAGTTGCAGTAACATTTAATGCATTGTTAGCCATCCATGGCAAACTAATATCAGAAATAGCTTGCGTTGCTCTCATCCATTTATTTTCAAATGGTTGACCAAAAAAAGTTGTTCCTGTTATTTGTCGCATTATAGTTGCTGGCGCTACACCTAATCTACCTTGTATTGCGTCAATAGGGTTTAAATATCTAAATATTGTATCCATCTGTCCAACTTGATCTAAATATACTGCTTGACCATTTCTGCCAAAATATCCAACTATAGGAGACATAAAATTAGAGTTATAAGTTAATGGAAAACCATCATCACTAGGGTTGGTTTGCAATGGAGCCATTTGATCATCTTTCATTATATAATTATCACGAAAATCTTTTGAGTCTTTTGGCATACCAAATTTATTAATTTGTGCATTAATATTTATTAAATTACCTATGATGTAAAAAGATAAATAAAATCCTAAAAAGTTATTTGCAAAAAACGCACCTCTTTTAATATCCCATGCTTTATTTGTGCCAGCTTTAAAACCAATAGCTTCAATACCTTGTTCTATAAGTGCTTGGTTTTCAATACGACTAAAAAACGCGGCATTTACAATTTTTTGCACATTCTGACTTTTAAACCATTCTTGATATAAACCTAATGTAGAAAATTGTTTATTACTGTATGATGCCGCCCATGCCGCATGTTGTTGAGCAGTAAATCCTTTGTTAACCCTTTGAGAATACGGCAAAGCATAATTTTTTATAGCATGCATTTGTGTATATCTATATGTACCTTCAAATAATCCGCCTTGAAAGAAATTATTAACTCTACTAACTTGTTTAAGCATTTTTTTACTTAAGCTAGGGTTAGCTTCTTTAAATACTTTAATACTATCCGTAACTCCATTAATAATACCTCTGTCACCTTTAACACCAGCTCCTTGTTCTTCAAGCATTTTGTATGTTACTTGCCCAGCTTCTCCTTTTAAATTAGGACTTACAAAATTATCTGATGCTAATTGTGTAGACAACTTATTTCTCCACCTTTTACCCACCATAGGTATATTAGATAAAATTATATCTGATGCTATTGATACTGGTGCTGTTACAGTTTTTAAAACTTGTCGTCCGTATCTTATTGGATCTCTAACAAAACCACCTGTAACTGTTTCAAATATTAATCCTGCTGTGCTAGACGCAATTGCTCTAGAATACATATCAATATGTTGCAATGGTGCAAATGCAACTTTAATTTGTTTACCAAACATGTTTAACATGTCAGCCGTCCTAAAAATTTTGCCACTAACTTCTACACCATATATATTTTCTAAAAATTGACCTGTATTTTTTGGAACATAAAATTTAGGAGTATATACAGCTTCTCCACCTTTTCCTGGTACTAACATACCTTCAAATTGTGGACCAATTTGAGGAATCATCCAATTATCATTTATTTCAGTTTGCGATAAACCCATATCTTCAAGATCTGCAAGTGTTTTTCTTAACCCACGCTCTTCTAATGTGTTCATCATTATTTGCAATTCTCTATATTTTGCACCATACATTTTTCTGTTTGCCATCATAAGTGAAGGATCTGCTACGCTTGGCAATAATCCTTCGTAATCATAACTAGAGTTAGGTGCAACTAATTCTATAAAAGTTCTGTCTGCTCTAGCTTTAGCAAATCTTGGCATGCTTCCAGCTTTGCCTGGACCAAAAAAATTACCGCCTTTATCTTGCCACATTCTAGGAAAGTAATTAGGTATACCCATCATTTTTTCAAAAAATATTTCTGCATTAAATCCAAGTCTTACTGGATCCCAACCTGCTACATCAATTGCTCTAAATGTGTCTGACAAGAAGTCTAACATTTCGTTTTCTTCTTCTAATCTCATAACAGTTATTCTGTTAAATAAATCTCGTTTCCATTCATGAGTTAATGTGTCTCTAGCTTCTTTAATACTTACAGGTGTTTTTATTCCAAACTGCTGACCGCTAATATTTATAATTTTCATATCACTTGTAATTAAGGCAGGGTCTGAAATTAATATTTCACCATGCAATGCCGCATACAAATCTAATGTATCTGTTTCAGTTCCATACAAATCTAAATCAGTAGTTAAATTATCTTGATTAATTTTGTATTTATCGTAAATTGCTTTTTGTGTTTCTCTTACCCATTGTTCGTTTTGAGATTGTATAGCATTGTGCGCACCTTCTAGTTGTCGCATAATACCAACATTTATTGTTTCTTCATGGTTAGGCAAAAAGTGTTGATATAAAATTTTGTATGGTTCATCACCATCTTCGTATATTTCTTCATATGGTGTTCCAGGTTTTCTGCCTGCACCATCACTATCAGGACTTGACCTTTCTTTTATAATTTCTTCAATACGTTCAATCTTGCTAACTTTTCTTGCATTGCTTGCTTCTATTCTATTAATTACTTCTCTAGATTGCGGATCAATAGGAAAATCTAATTCTTTATCAAATTTACTAAATCCTTCGTCAGGAATTTTTTTGTGTACTGCATAAATAAGTTTTTTAATTTCTGGAGACAAACCTGTACGCTCATCAATTGTTGAACCAAACATTCTTTTAAAGAAACTAATTAAATATTCAAAACCTCTTCTAAGGTATGAATTTTTAGGGTTAGTCCAAAACTTGCTGTCAGGGTCGCTAAGATAATCCATAAAGTCGTCTGCAAATTTTTCATGTATCTTTCTTGTCCATTTTTCATCTGTAACGCCATAGTATTTTTTTACATTTTCGTATTCTGCTTCATCTAAAAACTCTTTTAATCTAGGAATAACAACATGACCAATTTCGTGAAACATATCACGTGCGTCTGCATTTTTATATGCGTTCATTATTATTTTAGACTCATTAATAAATTTAGTGCTTGCCTTAACACCTGACTTAGTTTTTCTAAATACTTCAAAATCAGTAACATTTTTTATATCTTGCATAGTAAGAGGCTTGCCATCAAGTTCTAAAGTAATTGCCTCTATGTGTTTTGCATCATCGTATGCTATTGCAAATGCACGAGCATTATTTGCTATGTCAAAATCTCCTGGTGTCATTTCAGGCGGACGAGTTGTAAAAGGATCGTCAGGGTCGTACGCTTGATTTTGTTGATATTGTCTTACATCAGCTTCAAATATATCTTCTTCTGTTACATTTCGATTTTTTAAAGCGTCTAATAATTCGTGTGCATCTTTGTCTGATATATTATATTTATCTTTAGCTATAGCAAACGCTTTTTTGTAAATAAGTTGTGATGGTAAATCGACATTTCTTATTTCTGGAAATTCTTGTTCTTTTAAAAACAATTTTTCTTCCATAAGCTTTATAACTGTTTCTATAAAATTATCTTGGCTTTTAAATACAGAATCTAAAGGGTTAAACGGATCATCCATGCTTTCTTTAAATATTTCTAATATTTGTCGGTCGCCTAATTGTTTTTGAGGAATAAAACTTTCACCTGGTGGTCTTTCCATTTCTCCTTGTTCATTTAACAAACGTTCATATTCTGCTTCATCTACTTTCCTGACTATACTTGGCACTTTTTCTGCTGTATCGTATTTTGTTGTAACTAATTCAATGTTTACATTTTTATATTCTGGCATTTGTTTAAACAATTCTTTCATGTAATGAGGAACTGAAAACTTAACTTCTTCTACAACAGCATTGCTATTTGTTGCTTCACTTGCAAAATTAACTTTATATCTTATTTTTGAATATGCACCTGTTTGCGGTCCTTCAAGAAGATTTCTTAAATTACCACCAGGATCTAATTTTGTATTTTCAGGGTATTTACCAAAATGCAAAGCTCCACGATTTCCTTTTCTTACAACTTCATCAGTAAGTATTGCATCTTGTATTTCTTTACCATATATTTTACCTACATCTTCTATATTAAGAACTGGAACAGCAAGACGAAATTTCTTTCCAGCGCCAAATGTCCTATTGCTTACTAAATCATCCAAATAAGGCTGAACATAGTGTCCTTTTGCAGATGCTTTTGCTCCAGATTGTGTCCAATATTTTTCAAAATCACTAGCTTTAAACCTTTCGCGGTCGTAAATTTTGTCAAATAAAGGATCAAACTCACCTGCTATAAATTTAGAACTTAATATATCCCAATCATTTTCTGAAATTGTTGTAAAATCATTAGTTTTATTCAAACCGATAGGGTAAATTCCATATCTCCCATCATCATTTTTAATCCATAACATAGCATTTATATCAACTCGATGTATTAAATCTGGAGATATTAATGAACGACCTAAGTTTGGTCCTACTGCTGTAATACTGTCGTCAAATAATATTCTTGTGTGTCCAGTATTATGTGCATACTCAAGAATCATTCTAGCCATTAGTTGATTAAATTGTTTTTCATTAAATTTTGGTGTACCAGGCGCAACTTTTAACGTCTTTCCGTTCCAAGGATTGCCTAGTAGTTGTGCAATCGGTTGACCTTCTATATCGCCTTCAGGCTTAATGTATTCTGTTAAAAAATCATTTTGTTCTGCAAAATCGTGCATTTCTTTTAGATACTTTTTTATCCTGTCTGAAGCTACATCTTCTTTTTGCGATGCAAGACTTGGATCGTCCGTCATACTTTCTGCTCTAATTCTGCCCTTTTCTTCGTTTAACAATTTATAAGTATCAATCATGCCCTCAAATTGTTGCCATTCGTCAATTTTAGATAATGGAACTCTATCTTTTTCAACATTAAACCTTGATGATTTCCATGATTGAACTTCACTAACTGAAATTGCGTCTGTTCCATCAGGTTGCGTAACTGTTTTTAATCTTGCCCAACCTAAACCATTTGAGTCTGCACCAGTAAAATGATGTTCGTAACTTAATTGCCTATGACTTAATAATTTAAATTTAGCTATTTCTCCTTGTAGTTTTGCATAATCTGTACTGCTCATACCCTCAAAAACTACTTCAGGACTATCTCCTAACAAATCATTTACTTTTAAGTCAGGATATTTTCCAATTAATTGTTCAACAGTATCGTATAAACCATAATCTTCGTAATTGTGTACTAGGTTTAATACTTTTTCATCATTACGAATACCTCTATTGCCTAAAATATTAAATTCATTATAAAAACTGCTTCTTCTCAACCTGTTTTTTGCTACAGCATCTACCCAACTAAATTCACCAGTAAGAATATTTGGTATATTTACAGTTGAAGCTTCATCTACAAAATTTAATGCATCATCAATTGTCATTTCAGATGAAACTACAGTAGCTCTGCCAGGATCTGATGTATCAGTAACTTCAAAACGAGATTCAATTTTTCCATTAACATCTATTTTTACTTCTGTTATCCAATAATTTTTTGATTTCCATACTTTATTACCTTTGCCATCAAATATTGGTTTTGCAAATCTATTTTTAATTTGAACTAAACCATTATCGTTAATAAACGCAGTATCGCTAATCCTAACTTCGTATTTAACCATGTTCATTCTTACATGATCATAAATTGTTTGAAAATTACTACGTGAATTTGGTTTAGTTATAATTTCGTCTAAACCAACTAATCTTATTGCGTTTTCAAATGTATTCTTTCTGTTTATATCTAAGTTTTTTTTGCTAATAATTCTATTAAACTGATCAAACCATTGGTTATATATTTGTTTGTTAGGAATTTCTCCTATTCTTTCTATACCTTCATTAACTGCATCTACATCACGAAAACTTATAGAAATACTATCTTCTGGTGTTTGTATTTTTGGAACATCTGGAGTTAAAGCTATTCGCATACTATCTATTGCATTAAAAGTATCACTAACAATAGGTATGGTAGTTAATTGATAATCTGCATCTGCTTCTTCATACGAAAAAAATTCTCTATTGTTTATGTCATCTGCTGTAGATTCAAATTCATTACGTATTAAATTAAATTCTATTTGATTACCATCAACTCCCTTTAACCCTTTGTCTGCTGATGTTTGCAAACCAAAAGCGTCTAATATTTTTGCCGCAACTTTTCTTTGTTCTTTATTAGCATCAAATATTTTTAATGCTTCTTCTGTTGCTCTTGCACTATCTGTTTCACCTATTGCTTGTCTGTATGTAGGTTCAGTTGCAACATTATAAAATGGTTTAGTAATTTTATGCGTTGTGTCTATTAACTCATTTTTTGCATTTTGATGCGTATTCCAATAAATAGTGTTTGCATGATTTGTAGCCATTCTTCTGTGCGGATTGCTCATGTACTCTAACATTCCCAAAGATGTTACATCATCTGGTATATCATCGTAAATTCTATTAACTTGATCAAGCAAAGGTTTATTTAATGGCATCTGCGGGTCAAGTATATTTTTATTAACTTCTAATGGAGTAAAAATAATTCTGTCATCTGCTTTGTGTGCATTGCTTAATTGGTTAGGAATATCTGCAACAGCTTTTGGTCCAAGAGTTTTAACAATATTATTAAGATATCTTTGACCAGCATCGTAAATAATTTTATTTTGTAATGCATCATTAAATGCAGTTATTCTTGAGTTTTCTCTAAAATTAATTGCTTTGCCAGCAAGGTCTGGTAATAATGTTGATTCAAGTTTTCTACCACCTGTTTTTGCAACTTTATACCCTAACTTTGTAATACTGCTTGCTATGCTTGGCAATATACCAATACCTGTAAAGAAACCAAGCATTTCACCTGGTTCTATATCTACACCTAAAAATTTCCAACCTTCTATTTGTTCTTCTAAAAATCTTTTTTGCGTAGAACCGAAATTAGCAGTATTTACTAAAAATGGTTGTAATAATCTAGAAAACAATCCATCACCAAATTCAGCTCTATGTGCAAGCACAGCTTGTTCAAACGCAAGTTCTTCTGCTTCTGTCCAACCTACACCTATTCGCTGACCTTGATATAAACCTGTTGCATACGGAATTAAAAATCTTTCTTCTGCCGCTTCATACCTAAGAACTGTGCCAAGCGTATTATAATTTGCCCAATTTTTAGGACTAATAGTTTCTTTAAAACTTTTTGTTGTTACTAATCTGTTTGATTGTTCGTATGCTTGTTTTATTGAACCAACACCTTTTGATGCATCTTTTGATCCACCTAAAAGAAATCTGCCACCTTTTCCTCCAAAACCCATACCAATACGCAAACCTGAACCAGATAAACCAGCTATTCTAGCAAGTTGTCCAGCACCACTTGTTACAAATAATGTTTCAAATATAGCTTTAGGTGCATTACGCAATCCTTCTTCTTTTTTAAAATCATTAAAAGCTAACTCACCACCAAAACTGCCAAATCTTTCTTGTTTACTTATATTGTCTTGCAATAAATTTGACCACGTATCACGCCAACTTACATTAGCTTTTTCATCACGCACTCTTCTAGGTCTTGGTCTATCTAACTCTATATATATTTCATCCATTGCAAGAGTTCCTGCTTCATATGGATCTATGTTTGCATAACCTTTATTTGCTCTGTATTTATTAACAATGTCATTAAGTTTAGTGTATTTTTCTTGTGGCAAATTAGGTTTTTCTACCTGCACAATACTATCAATTTGATTAAATATTTGTTTGTAATCTGTAATTTCTTTAAATGTAGATGCTTGTTGTTGTGCAGTTACATCTGTCTCAAATGTTCTAAACTCAGGTGCATATGTATCATTGTCAATATTTGGAGTATAGTCAGGAGGAGGTCCACCGCCAGGAATTATTGGCACTACAGGATTAGGTCTTTCAAACACTTCGCCAAATTGATTTGCCATTGGTGGTGGCGATGATGGAGTTATTGGCAACGTGCTATTTTGTGTTTGTTGCCTTTTAGTAAAATTTAAAAAAGGTCTATCCGAAGGATCTGTACTACCTGGATCTCCTGGTGGTGGCGTTATGTTGAAAAATTTGTTTGTTACCATTAGCCATAAAATAATCTTCTAGTTCTAGGAGCAACTCTTTGTCTTGCCATATCTCTTGATCTTTGTGTTGCCTGCGCAAATCTTTGCGTGTATGGGAACTGACTAAGATATTCTTGGAACTGCAATGTAGGTGCTTGACCTTGTCTTATTCTTCTACCAAGCTCGCCATAATAATCCTGTATAGCTTGATTATAAACATCACCAGATGCTTGTCTTTGCACAGGTGTCATATTCTCTGGCAATGAACCAAAAAATGTTGCTTGTGGTTGACTATCTAAAAATCTAGAAAACACACTATCTGCTGGACTTCTTTGCATGTTGCCAAATGAACTTGTAAATTCTTCAAATGTTGCCATTAGCTACCTCTCATTCCCATTGGTAATTCATTATTTCCTGCAAATGGTACGCCAAGAGACCTTGCAGTATATTCCATAAACGATTCTTTGCCTGCAAAACTTGGATTCTTTGCCGCTCTTTCTGCCATAGCTTCTGAATCTAAACCTTTAAACATATCAGGCGCACTTGCTTTCATTTTATTTGCTTGCTCTCTAGACCACGCATCGTATAATGCGTCTGACCTTGGATTTACATATCTCATATAATTATCACCATATCTGCTTGTAGCCATACCCCTAATCATGTTTACAACTGTACTAGCATTTTTTGCATTATCACTAAAAGACATTGCTACGCTATCTGCAATATTAGTTTTGTCTGGACTATTTAAATCTTTTTTATATTGCGCAACAATGTTATTAAATGCTGTAGTTTGTTTATTAAATAAAGAATTTTCTTGTCCACCGCTAAGCATTTCACTTGTAAATTGATCAAAGCTTTTTCCTGTAACTGGATTAGCACCCTCTGCTAAATTCATGTTTTTTGCAACATCTTCTGCCATGTATGTAGCTTGTACTTCTGGAAACAATCCTTGAAAGTAACTACCTATTGGTCCACTACCATATATAACGCTTTGAGCTAAACCTTGATTTGGTGCTTGCTTATCTAAACCCAATGCATATCCTGATAACTGTGCGTTGTCAGATAAAAAATTATCAATATATTTATTAAAACTACTATATTCTGTTGGTGTTTGTTCAGGTAATCCTTCCAAAAAAGGTTCTTGCGGTCTTTGTGCCATCATTAATGTTTCTTGTGGCGCACTTCCAGTTAAAAAATCTTGCGCTCTTGGAGCCACAGGCATCATTGGTCCTTGATAAGAACCTTCTTGAAACCCAGCACCAATTGCTTCATTACCTGTTGTTCTTAATGGTGCAGATGTTTGCCCTTCACCAATTGGTCTGTCGGTAGCATTATTAATTGCCAAAGCTCTGTTACGTTCAAACTCTCTATATAAATTATCAAGAGTTGTAGGTCCATCTTCTAATGCCTGTGTCATTGCTTGTGATGTAAGAGCTTGATCGCCTGTGCCAATTCCTGATGTATTCTCTGTAATATTTTCTACAGTTTCTCCACTCTCTCCAACATTTTGCGCTATTCTTCTTGCTTCTGCTAAAGAGTCTGCTTCTACAGTTGTTGGATATGTACTTCCATCTGCTCTACGTATCTGAACAAAATATTGCATTATATTCCTTCTCCTTCAGGTGGTGCAGTTCTTGCACCAGGTCTAGGTGTACCAGGCGCAACATCTTGCGTTGGTGGCTCAGTAGGTGGCGCAGGAGGAAAACCTTGAGCTTCACTAGATAATACCGCTCCGTTAACCCCTGGAGGTCCTGCTGGTGGCATATCTTGTGGTGCGTTTGGTGGAGGCGGTGCTTGACCTGACTGCTCAGGACCTTGCCCAGTCATTCCAAATTGACTCATCATCGCTTGGAACTGTACATCCATCGCCGTTTCTTCCTGCTGTTCTTTCTTCATTGCTTTTCTCAACATATCTAAATAAACCATAGCTTCTTGTTGTTGTCCTTTAGCCATTAAAGCCTGAACAACATTAATCATAACTGCTTTTGGATCTAATGTCTCGCCTTGTTGTGCGTTAATTTCTTTTTTAAAATCTTCAACATCTTGTACATCAAGTATGTTATCCCATATCCAAACGTCAGGTGCAAGAGGGTTTGGTCCTTCCCTCATCATCTGCGCCATGGTTACTTTTTGCGGATCATCCTGTGGCATCTGCGGTTTAATTGCAATCTCAATTGGACCACCTTCGGCAATATCATCTGGAGATATAGGACCCATAAACCACTTTTTAAGTTCATTGTATTTACCTCTCATCTCCATTGTTCCATAATCACCAGTCGCATATTGCGCTAAAAGTAATTCTGATATTTGTTGGTACGCACTTTGCAAAGCATAAACTCTAGGCTGTACTTGATGTTCAGAACCTGACCTCAATAAGTTTGCCGCGTATCCTGACAATTGAAATTGTAATTCACCATACGCAACATTTGGTAAACCACCTCTTTGCAGTTCTGCCGATATCATACCTAAATAATCTCCTGTGTTTGCAGGCATAGTTATCTCTGGCAACAAATCAATAGATGTGTTTGCTGGTAAATCAACTTCTGTTCCGTCTCTCCATGGATCTGTTTCTAATGTTGCAGAACCATCAGGACTTGTAACTACATACGGATGTCTCGTAGAACGAGATATTAATGTTTTCATAGAACTCATTGCAAAATTGTAGTCATGGAAAAGCTCCCGATTAGCCGCGAACACAGATTCTCCGTACTCACGAGATGTATACTCACTAGATAAATCTCCTTGTACGTATGGTTGCGGACCCACAACTCCAACAAAGCAAGGAGCGCAGGGCATCCCTTGTATCATAACTCCGTGTGGCGTTGGTTTCTTGGCAAACTTTGGTCCTCCTGCATCTATAATTATGCAATTCATTTCTCTGTCATAATAATCCCAAACATCTATACCTTGTTCTTCAGCTTCTTGTTCAGGAGCAGAGACATCCATATTGTAAATAGCTTTGATTGACTCTTTAGTTCTTTTCTTTCTATGAGCAATCCAGTTAATACCTTCATCATCCATTTCATATATAACGTGCAAAGGATCCCATGCAGTAATGTCTACATATGCACTACCATCTGGTCTTGTATTTAATACAGACCTACCAGCAAAATGACCACGAAGTGTGATGTGAAAAGATAATTGTTCTCTTGCATTTGGTTGACCCATTCTTAACAATCTTTCGTCTGCTAAGTTTAATGCACCAATTACCCACTTCTCTTTGTTGGCTCCAATAATTCTATCTTGTTCGTTTTTGCCTTCATTAGGTACTCTTACAATCATGCTTGATGTTGTAAGGTATGCCATAATTTTATCTGCTAAAACTTTTGGAGTGTTGGATGTGTATGATTGAAAACCCTCTCCTGCATCATATGGGTTCATACGATACAAAGAATAATCTTCTTCCATTCTTTTTCTAACCTGCTTGAAACCTTCGGCTTCAAATCTTCTTTTTATTTTATCTAATAAATTATCTATCTGTGCCATTTACCATCTCTTTACAGTAATTTTTTGTTTTTCTTTAGCAAGCCTTGCATAACCAAAGTTTATTACAAGACCATAAACAATTGCCTTAGCACCATGATTAAAAGCATCCCTAGGTTCTCTTCCAACCACATTTCCATTTCGGTCTGTTCTCCATGAGTATACATGAACTTGCCCATCAAAGGGATTTTGGCAACCACCTAGTTCAGAAATAATACCACGACATTGTGGGTTAAATACCATGTTAGGTTTGTTTGTAACAGGGTGGGGTTTTAAAAAAGTATTAAACCTTTCTATCCCATCCATTACTCCAACCTTTTCACTAATCATAGAGACGTTAGCCTTGTGCCACCACACATCAACAGGTCGTCTTTCAGATTGCGCATGTGCCGCAATATCTATTACTCCTGAATCTACATCTTGCCACCATTCTCTATTTTGTGCAATTTCTATGATATCTTCTGTTGTCTTTTCTCTTTCATATATTTCATCAATAACTACAACTTGGTCATCAATTTTTTGTATAACCTCAACAGCGTAGGCACTTTGTGTAATACTTGAGTACCCTGGATCTATCCATAAGTATACTGGACTTCCTGCAACATATTGCGCGTCATTATTTACATGCAACGCAACATCAAACAATGGGTGTACCAATCCTTTAGGGGGTGATGGTTTCCCAGCAAGCCGTTCCATAAACCATGTGTCGCTGTGTAATCTTTCAAGACTTAGTATTTCTGGATCTTCTCTACCACCAGGATACACAACAGAGTTAGACCATGAAGGTAAACTAAAACTTTTAGCATCATCTGGATTGGGGTGCATTTGCCATGCTTCAAATCTAGACGGGTACCAACCAAGGCTTGCCTCAAATGTACCTTCTAAAAATAGCCATCCTCTTTTTTCAGCAATACGACCACGCAGTCTTAGAAAAGACTCGAAGTCAATCTGTGATGCTTCACATGCAACAATACCATCTGGTGCTTCCATCGCTAGAGACCTGTAGTCTTGTGCTGATTTAGTCTTTATACGTATGCCGTTAACGCATTGTATTTCGCCTGGGTCTATACGCTTAGACGCATTTTTCAGTAAACCTAGTCTGCCAAGCATGTCTAGTAAGTATTCAAATTCAGCTCGGCATCTTTCGTAGTCTCTGGCTACTAGCCATATGATTCCGTTGTCTTGTATCTCATCAAACTTAGCTAGTACATGCACAGCACCCATGAATGATTTACCTGCACGCTCACCACCTGCTACTAATTTAATACGTGCTGGGTGGTTCAGTATCTTTACCTGTTCTTCAGTCAGTTCAAAGCCTAACTGACTCAGTAACATATCTCTATCTTCTGTAAGCATTAGTTAAAGTAAAAGGAGTATTGATAAAAAGACTTCCGCTCTTCACTCTTGTGTTTACACTTAGGACAAGTCTCTGGTTTCTCTTCGTAGTCAGTCAGCACCTCAAAAGTGTCTGTGTCACACTCTTCGTTATTACATATGTAATCATACATTGGCATAGCAAATAAGATATCACATTAAATAGGAGTAACGCAATATCCTGCATTTGGTATAAAGAAAAGGGGGTTTCTCTCTCTTTCGACACTATCTCTCTCTTCCCCCAAAAGAAATTGTAATCATATAGATTACTTGTGTCAATACGCAATATAGTGCTTTTTAAAATATCTAGGGGAGGTAGTCAAGGCAAAAAATAAATTTAGAACCATCCCTATTCCCTACCCCTGACGTATACTGCTAAGGCATACCCCCACCATCACCGCTATGTGGTTGTACGTCTGACTCAGCGTCATTCGGCTCTACGCTCTCAATGACCAGATTTGACTCTGATCGCTCGTGTGATTCATGCAGTTCTTCGCTCTTGGACGAGGCAAGTCGGTGTCTCAGCATTTCAATAAGTCCTATAGCTTCGCTACTCTCGTTATTGTTCTTCTGACTCCATCGATCAGGATATCTCCGCTCCAAGAACCACGCACGTGCGCGCCAATCAGTACTCTCGACAATCTCGGCAATAGCACTACTCTCAGAGATACTCTCTGCCATCCTTAACGCTCCTGCGAAAGAGTGGTACGGCTCTTCCTGTGTACTCTCCCCACGCTTGAGCCATCCAAAAAATGTTGAATTTGGAACTCCCACTTGTTCACACGCAGAACTAGGATAGTTCCCCTGTGCGACAAGCTGACATATTTTCTTACCAATTTCTTTGGTAAGTCTCGTTTTATTTCCCATACCAAAATTCTACTATAGCAAACTGCCTAAAGGCAACTAACCATAGTGCAATAAGTTGCGTTCTCTTTACTACGATATGTTTACACATATCTTTGTAGTAATACTTAACAATATGTAAATACCTAAAGGTATTGACATATGTTATACCCCGTTATAGAGTTTGGTTATCGGTCAAATTGATCGGTCAAACAAGTAAGTGCTAAAGCACTAGGAGAACAACACTATGAGTACAACTAAAGTTGTAAGGACAAGACTACAGAACAGAACAGCAAGCTACGCAGTAGCTAAGCATAACGGACACAAAGTCCCTAAGGACTTCAAAGAATGGACTTGGAAAACTGCTCTTACTTTCCTTAATGGAAAGTCTAAAAAAGCAAAGCTTTCACGTACAGACTTTGAAAAAGTCACAGGCTACCCTGTTCCAGATGGCTCTTTCAGAGACCTAATCACAGGTAGAGTTACTAAAGTAACTAAGACCAAGACTACCAAGAAGTCAAAGACTTCTACTACTACTACCAAAAAGCCAAAGGCTTCCAAGAGTAGTAAAAATGGCAAGGTCGTAACTGTAAAGAAGCCCATCAAAGATGGAATTGACTACAAGAGACTAGCACGAGAGATCCTAAAAGCCCAAGCCTCAGAGAAATCTGAGGCAGAGGCACGAGCTTCTAAAGAAGCTTCAGATAGGTACACATCTGAGATGGAAATTAGAAGGTTGGGATGGTCATCCCAATTCAAAGCAGAGGACAAGGCTATAAAGCCTTCTCATGTGTGGGTCAAGGGCGAGGATCAGCTACCAAGAGGAGAGGATCTACTTAAAAAGTAGAACAGTATTTATCGCTCCTGAACATGAGCCTAAACTGTTCACAGTTTAACCAACTGCTCCACAGATGTGTGTCTGTGCTGATGATGACTCTAAAGAGTCGAAAGCAGAAAACTAAAACAAGTCTCGCACAAGTGCGAGGAAAGGAGATTTCTATGAAATTACCTGAAGGCTTTGGTAGTTCTGAAAACTACCACGATTGGCAAGAACTTTTTGAAGATCTGGTTAATACAGATCTTACATGTTGCGTTAAACCTGAGACTCAATGGGTTGATCCAAAGGATCATAGGTTCACATGCGATGCCATTGATGCTTTAGCATTTAAATTCTATGAACTTGGTAAAGTTCATGGCAAACAAGTTTCGCACAAGTGCGAGAAAGGAACTAAAAATGTTAACTAACATTTTATACAAATCAAAATTAGCCTATCGGCTATACATAAAATTCTCAAAACACTACACACGAGTGATTGATTTCCTTAGAAGGAAATTAAACGACTCAATCCTAGCGATCGATAAAATCGATCCTTGTGCATTAGACTCGGACATGCGTGAGTACTTTTCCATGCGTACGCTTGGGATCACGTGGGAGCAAGTTGAGGCTCTGAAAGAGGGAGACAGGGATGAGATATTTGAAGTCTTTGACTTCATCATAAGCGAGAAGAACGATTGGAATACTAAGTGTAACTCTTGTTACCAAGAGATTAAACCTTTAGCAAAGGCGGTAGTTAAATGAATTTAACTAGAGAACAAAGAGACAAGATCAGACTCGCACAAGAGCATAGACGCAAGCGAGAGGAACAATCTAAAAGATTGGTTGAGGGCAATCTTGAAGTAAACATCCTTTCGGGCAAGGGTGTGAGTGAGATCGCACAAGCGATCGTGAGCCTGACTGAGTGTGTGCGTGAGCTTGCAAGGGTAACTGAGCAAAATAACGAGTTACTTCGTAATCAGCGTTATGACAATTAAAAACTACATATCGTCAAATGTTAAATTTGACTATATGTATATGGTGTTATAGACTGTTATTGTCGAGTTCAGCTTGACACCAAAACAAACAAGTTTCGATAAGTGCAAGCGATTGCACTAGCGAGAAAGAGGTAATCATGGATAACTATCCATCAGCGATTGAGATCGCACAAATGTTTACTGCTCAAGAGGGAGCAGTCAAGGGTAAGTGGGAAGATGAAGAACTGACTCCAGAGGAGTTACATCAACTAGACCGAGACACAATCTCGGACGATCACATGGACAGGTACGATCACTTGTCCGATGAACAGTTGCTCGACCTACTGGAGAGTGCATAATGGGTAACCGAGCAGTAATTCAAGTAGAAAACGATCCATTGGAGATTTATCTCCATTGGAATGGTGGTAGAGATAGCGTTGAGCCAATGGTAGCTTACGCACGAGAGCAAGGTATTCGCTCAGGCGACTACGGAGTTGCGAGACTCTGCCAAATTATTGGCAATACTCTCGGCGGTACGCTTAGTTTAGGAGTTGCTCCTAAAGGT